AAGGATGTAACGGACTCTTCACGAACAATAGTTCGTTTAGATAAAGTTTTACAGAGTTCTACTGAACAGATTTGCCCTACATGTAGTCAGGAAATGGATAAAGATACACATGCTAAGGTTCATAATGAGTATGTATCCCAGCATACAGATGCACATATAAGATTACGCGAAAAAACGGGAAAACGTGACGAAGTAAAGACCCTTGCATCGACTGTAGTATCGCTCATACCTGAACTTCCGGATACATACTATCTTACAATCGACGAAGCATATAATCATAAGACAACATTGGATACTTTAGGAAATAGTTTGTCGTCAGAATTAGAAACAATCAATCCGTATGTAGATCAGATTGATGCGCTAAGGTGCGACGGATTACAAGAAATTAATTTTACTAATTTAAATGAACTGTCTAAGTTACGCGATCATCAGGATTTCTTATTAAAGTTATTAACAAATAAAGATAGTTTTATTCGTAAGAAAATTATAGATCAAAATTTAGCATTTCTTAATCATAGATTAGCACATTACTTGTCAGATATCGGGCTTCCTCATTGCGTAAAATTTAAGTCAGATTTAGAAGTCGAAATCAGTATGTACGGTAAAGAGTTTGACTTCGATAATCTTAGCAGAGGCGAACGAACACGACTAATACTTTCGTTATCTTGGTCGTTTAGAGATGTTTTCGAAAATATGAATAATAAAATAAATTTGCTTTTCATTGACGAATTAATTGATTCAGGGCTGGACTCGAGTGGTGTCGAAGCATCTGTTGCGATATTAAAGAAAATGGGTAGAGAAAATAAGAGAAACATTTATCTTATTTCACACCGCGATGAATTAATCGGAAGGGTATCTAATGTGTTGAAGGTTGTGAAAGAAGGCGGGTTTACATCGTTTGAAATTTCTGAAACCGGAGAATAGCTATTGAGTTTCTGAGAATATCGAATGTATACTGAACTTCTTACAACAAAGGGATGTATGATTACAGCAGCTACTTATAGAAAAAGAGTATTACAAAATACAGAAACGTTCAATAAACAAAAACAAAATAACTCGTTTGATTTAAAGCAATATCACGGATTTGACTTAGAAGCAGGTCAAGCGTCGTCGACAACATTATCTTCCAAATCGCACGACATACGTTGTGCTGTTATTTTAGGATTTTTACCTATATTAGGGAAGAAGACTGGACCCGATGCTATAAAACTGACAGGTAAAATATTCAGTTCTGTGGAATTAAAATCTAGTTATACTGACGAAAGTAAGTTTTATAAGACTATTAAAGATACAGTTTATTCTGTCAGTCCTGGAAAAATTGTAAACGGGGTTGTATTTAGAAAAGATACAACTAGTATTAAATCTGTGTTTAATGCATCATATAACATAAAGGACAATATTAGTTCTAAGGGCATCGATACATATCTTATATTATTAGATAGCCGTAATGAAGATGTAATAGATTGTTTTGAAGTTACGGGAGATGTTATGATGGATTACTTAAATGACAGAACTATTCCAGCTTCAGGTTCCCTTACTATTAAATTATCGATATTTATTAGTAAAGGGTCACGTGCGAAATCTGCTATACCTGTTATAGGGTTTGATAAATGGGAAAACTTCCTCCTACCTGTATTACCGGTAGTTCGTGTTATAGAAGACGAAGTTTCAAAACAGAAGAGAATAATTTCTGCAAAATTAAAAAAACTCAGTTGCTTAAATTAAAAAATATCTCGTCTGGTAACTTCTATAATTCATACTTAATCTAGACAATATTTGGATTTTTCTTACATTTATCAAAATGATACCTCGACATATTACTTATTCCGCCGGTCTTATTACAGTGCGGACATGTAATTGTCTTCTGCGGGCCTTTTGGTACTCGCATATTTTGTTTAGCTTTTTCAGATTTAGGTCGGCCTTTAGATCCTTTGCTTATGTTGTCTTTCCATTGTTGTTTTTCAGTATCTGTCATTCTATACGTAGGCGAAATACCGAACATTGGGTTATTTTCCCCGGACATTCTTATACCCGTATTACTTTTTAAAATCTCCAATTCCTCGGATGTCATATTTTCATGAGGATTTTTGCCAAATATTGGATTACCTTCCCCCGAATTTCTTATACTTAAAATAGACTTTATTGCTGCAATGCGTTCGTCTGATAAATTTTCGTATGGGTTTTTTCCAAATCTTGGAGATAATTCACCGGTTCTTCCATACATAGGATTATTTTTTCCTACAAAATTTTCATTTAACGATGCTTTATATTCTTCATCAGTTTTTCCCCGCTTTGAAGAATTATTACCTATTCGATAATTTTCATCAAAAACTTGTTTTTCTAATTCAGATAATTTATTGTACCAAAAATTATCGTTATCTTCATACAATTGTATCAGAGAAGCCGATATTTTAGCCCTACTTTCATCAGAATGTTCGTCTGGTGGTAAAAATTTAACACCAGATATGCAGCCATTATAATATTTTCTTTCACCATTTTCAAATTTTTCTCGTAATACGTTTTCGGTTACTTGTAAATGTATTTCAGCATAATGTAAGGACGCCTTCGAAATATGTAATGACTCTATTATAAACAGGAATGAATCTTTTCCTTTTTCTATAATAGCATTATTTACATTTACCGATGACCCAGTGTATATTCGCCAATCTGATTCTTTGTGAAAATGTTTCTTATTTTTTCTATTTTTAACTCTTTTAGTTGTATGAGTAAAGAATTGTTTCTTGCCTATATATTGTTTTTTATTTGTAGTATCGATTATTCTATATACAAACCCGAACCAGTCATTTATATCAAAATCATACGTGTATTGCCAGTGTCCTATATCCATAATAAGCTCCTATTGTGTTATTTATCTATATAGAACTTATTTGGGATAAATAAATAACACAATAGGAGAGAAACGATATGTATACTAATGCATTCGAACAAGCAATCGACCATGCGATGCTATATGAAGTTAACGGAGGATGGGATATTAATAAGCCGGGAGCCAAAGACGGTCTTATTGATACTAAGATACATCGCAGAAATTGTGGATACACAATTGATCCCGATGATTCAGGTGGTGAAACAAAATACGGTATTGCAAAAACTTCTAATCCGAATATTAATGTTACATATTTAGATTATGAAGGTGCAAAGTCTGTTTATTATAGTAATTATTGGCTTAATGCTAAATGCGACAAAATGAATGGGAGGCTTGCTGCATTAAATTTTGACGGCGCTGTTCAACATGGCCCATCTCAAGCTGCAAAGTTTATACAACGTGCAATAGGAGTAATTGACGACGGTGCAATTGGTCCAGTTACGCTTAGTGCATTAGCTTCAGGAGACCCCATCGCTATTTGTAATTCTGTATGCGATCAGCGTGTGAAATTTTATACAGACATTATTGCCGCGAAACCTTCGCAACAAAAATATCTTAATGGATGGTTGCGCCGAGTTACAGAAATGCGCGATTTTGTGACAGATCCTAATCGAAATTTCTAACAAAGTGTAAATTATAATGGGGCTTACGGGCCCTATTTTTATCTATACCAAGATTGTTAACTAATGCTATCGTATTAAGCTAAAATAGTGTAACAGTAAGATACTGTTCAAGCAAAATTATATAGATAACAGGAGTGACGCGCCCTGTGAATGTACAAGATCATTAGCGTATAGGTTTTATAAATCAAAATTACACCAGCAAATAAAACCCAAATCTCAATAAAATTCAAAATTAAGTTTATATAACATACTAAGGTTAGCGAGCCTAAATAATATTTCGCCGGCGTGCCGTTCAGAATAGAGCGCAACAGCCAGGTCCATTGGGTATGCATTGGCAAAGTTATAAGAACGCGGCCCTTGTCGCAAGTAAGATAGCTGAACAAGTTTGTGGAAGGTATGTGAAAACAGGGTATGGCCTTCCAGATGCGTTATCATTGGTTATAAGTGATAACATGTGCATTGAGCCTGTATAGAGTTACAACTCTTTAGGCCCCTTCAGGAACGCTGTAAGAAGCGTGTAGTTGACATAATCAATCCAACACTACTTAAATATTCCGATATAACGTCTGCGAAACTGTCAAGTTTCCATGTCCAGGTTTTGGATACCCTTGGTCTGACTCTGCCGTCAAGCTATCAAATACATAATCAATAATACAGTGTATTAAATGAAGTAAATTAGTCAGAACGAAAGCGCGAAACGAAGTTTACGAAGTGAGTGTTTCGTGAATGACTTGGTCCGTAGGACCAGTTAATGTTAAATCAGTTTTCTTGTATATCCGTTTAATTAATCGAATAATATTAGAATTAGCTGTTTGCCCTAAGTCTGAGTGAGCGCGTAAGCGAATTGATGTAATATCATTGCCTACAGATTCTATTGTAATTACACCAGTGAATTTCTGAAAATGCATAGATATAAATGCATTAATGCGTAATTCGATGTTACCGATAAATTCTTGAGTTTCTATCTTAGATAGTTTATCGATATATCTTATAAGTTTAATATCTCCCTTAGCAATATATACTTCTGTTAGAAGATGAAGCCCTGATAATTCGTTGATATAGATATATGCAGGCTTGTATTCCACAAGCCTGCATGATTCGAAGTACATATTAACAACTTTATTGTTTAAGGTTTCAGACTCAAACGGACTCCACTTGATATTCTGAGCATCAAGTAAACGAGACATATCGTATACCCAGCGATGCTTAGTATATCTTTCCCAGCACTCTATGTCATCTTTAGGAATATCTAGTTCTTGTGTGTCTGTTCTTTTATACATATATTTCCATTACATATAGTCTTTAGTACCAGGGTTTTGCTCTTTCAACCTCTTATTAATTACCTTGATTGCTACTTCTCTATCCCCGAAACTCATTTCCCATGCAGAACCCCACTCAATACCGCCCTTCATGAAATAACATATATCTGTTATTTGCTCCTTTAGAGACACAGCATCTTTAGTATATGATTCAAGCAGGTCACCTAATTTATCAGATGGTAAAAAAATTAAGGACCTTATGAAAAATTTACTGGATTGAAGTCGACTTCGCTTTCCCATTCATGCTTACATTCGTTGCATATTGCGGTAAATGTTTTTTTGATACCAATTTGGTTGATCTCTGTGATTAGGTCGGAAATTTTATCACTACTTTTCTTATCGATATTCTGTAAGAATTCTTTGATATCGTCTTTATCGCTTACATCAATATCGCGACTTTCATCTACAACCTTAATAACAGAGTTTAGCATAAGTGTGTATGTTACTATCGAAAGTTCCTTAAATGCTGTAGAAAAGATTTTTAATCTTTCATCTTCCGAAAGTGATTCACTTTCGATAGCACGAGTTAACTTACTTTGTTCAAACTGAGCATGTAAACCCTTTAGTAATTCTGGAAAACCGTACGGTTTGACAAATACGCTAACACCTGACTCTAAGTTAACAACATATTCCGGTTCTAGATAAGTCATGTTATCTATCGAATATTGTAAATCTAACTTGTATACATTTTTATGATTACATTTAGGGCAAGCTAATTCTGTTTCTAAAGCATCATTATATGTTGCATATCTAATAGCTGTGATAATTGCATCAATATCGTTTGTCAGCAAGCTTCGTGGTTCGTTTATAGCAGGGCAACAACTTTTAATAACTTCGATTAAAGCTTCGCCATTTAATAATGCATCTGGATTCTTTAGGATAAGTTCATCCTTGCCTGTCATAGGCATAATTCCAACTTCATTTGTGTCTGTAAACGTTATTACATCAGGTTTATAATATGTTGTTCCACTCGGTAATTTTAAATATAATTTAAACTGCCTGAAATAACTTGCCAGCGGATTTTGACGTTTTTGATCCATTTCCTACCCCTTATAATATTTGATAAATAGTATCTAACACTGTTTATCTTATTTATCAAGGTATTTAATTAATAAAACATATGGCTGATAATTCTGTTTTTATTACTGGCGTCTCAGACGGGGCATTCGAAAAAGCTTTAGGGGATCTTCCGCCATGGGCTACTGAAAATACAGCCGCGTCCATTGAAAGCATTCTTAAGAAAACTTTAAAGCTTCAAACTGAAACATTAACTGAATTAGTTAAAAAGACAACATCTAGCGGTTCGACACTCGACGTTAATCAATTAAACGACGAATTAACAACGCTTATCAGAAATCTGCGTGAAGAAAATGCACAAGCCGAAAGAAATAAGAGAGCAAACAGAGAAAGGGATGCAGAACACAGGCGTCAGCAAAGACGATGGACATCTGATAAAAGTGTTTTTGATAAGAAACTATTTCTTGACAGTCTTATTATTAAATCTGGATTTGCAATTAAGGATGTGTTTGATCAAAATGTAAAAACATATAATGCCATGATTGCTTCTGGTGTAAATGTTGTAAATGGTATGGATGGTACTAAAGATGGTTTCGATTCTTTACGACAGCTCACTGCTATAACAGGTGTAAGATTTACAGAACTTGCTGCATCAATGCAAAAGTATAGTTCGTCAGTAAATTCTTTCGGTGTTGGAAAATTTGCTAAAACAGTGGGTATGGCAAGCTCTAACTTAACTCGGTTTGGTTTCTCTAGTAAAGAATCTGCTGATTTATTAGGCGCATATCTGAGTGTACAACAAAATGTAACAGATGTTAGTAAAAAAACAGCAGAAGAAACTGATAAAGACTTACAAAATTTCGGTAAGTCTATTTTTAGATTATCACTTGCTACAGGTATATCTCGTACAGCAATTATTGCAAATGCCGAAGCAATATCGAGCAGTACTGAAGCAAACTTACTAGCAGGGCAAATTGGTCAAAAATCAGCAGAAGGTATGACAACTTTCTTAGCTTCATTTAAAGACCAAAATGTAGCTAGACAGCTATTAAAATTAATGACTGATCCTATTAAGCCGTTAAACGAATCTTTTATGAATTTAACAAAAGTCGGGATGGGCGGCTTTGCACAAACATTTACGTCATTTACTAAGTCACTAGAAAGGATGCCGGAAGAAACAAAACAACAAGCATTAAAGTCTTTTGTTGAAGCTCACAGGGGAGAGCTTGAACAACAGAAACAAAGACTTGCACTGCTGAAACACTCCCGGCAAGAAGCAGGTGCCGCGTTAGATTTTATTACTGGACTAACTAAGCAAGCAGATATAGTGACTAGACTTAACGATTCAGAAATACTGACAATAGAAAAAAGTAATAAGGCAAGTAAAGAGTTAGCAAAAGTGTGGGAAAAACTAAAATCGACCCTCCAGAGTGTATTTGCTCCTACAGTTAGTATGTTAAAATTATTTACTAAGGTTTTAAGTGGAGTTATCTCTTCAATAGAATTTGTTGTAGCTAAATTTAACTGGCTAGGGGAAAAAATATCATCTTTTGTAAAAGCGTTAGGATTTGCAAAAGAAGATGCTAATTTAGATTTAGCTCCTTGGATAGGGTTAGGTGTAATTGGTGTCGCACTTTACAAGACAATGACTTTATTCGGTACAGGGCTTAAACATATGCTATCAGCAATATTTGGTAGCGGAGATGACCGCCCAGGTCGCAGAGGCCGATCAGGACGTGGGGATGGCATAGGTCGCGCAGGCGGGTCATTATTAAGTGGTATTGGAAAAGGTATTGCTGGTATAGGTAAAGGGATTGGGACCGGCATAGGAAAGATGTTAGCAGGACTTGCATCTGGATTAATGAAATTAGGTAATCCAAGAGTATTATTGGGGGTTGTATCTTTAGCAGGAATTGCTGCTGCTTTATGGATAACAGAGAAGGCAGTT